TGATAAGATGTCGTTTGCGTTTTTTGTTGATCGCCCAGAAGACCAAGAATGGTCAAATCGCGGCGAAACCCCGCTGCGCACGATCAAGCGGGCTTCCCTCTATGACGTGTCCATCGTGACCACGCCTGCATATGACGGAACAGAAATCGCCTTGCGTTCGCTTGAAGCGGCGCGCGGCGAACGTTGCGAGACTGCACAAGAATTTCGGCTGCGCATGAAGCGTAAGCTGATCCGATAACGGCGGTTCCCGCTGTTAGCCCGAACGCGCCTTGGGCAAGCGCAATCTTGGCCGCTGTGAAGCTGGCCGTTTTCCCTTAGAAGGAGCCTAATCATGGCAACCATCAAAGACCTGCGGGAACAGGCAGCAAAGACGCTGACCGAAGCCCGCTCCATGCTTGACAGCATTGACGACAAGGCAACCAAGGAACAGCGTGCAGAGGCCGAACAGGCCGTTGACAAGGCGCTGAACGAGGTTTCCGACATTGAAGCACGTGCCGAACGTATGGCGAAATTGGAAGCCGCTGAAAAGCGTGCCGCTGAACTTGTTGAAGCCGAAGAACGCGCCGCGCGTGAAGCAAAGCGCCCCATTCCCGGCGAAAAGCAGGCCGAAACTGGCGCGGTTGACTATCGCACGGCGTTTCATTCTTGGCTGCGTTCCAAGACCGAGGACGGCGAACCTCTGACATCAGAAGAACGCGCTGTTCTTCGTCAAGGTTTCGGCAAGGTTGAAGCCCGCGCGCAAACCACGACCAATTCGGCGGGCGGTTACTCCATCCCTGAGCAGATGATGAACGAAATCACCATTTCCATGCTGGCTTACGGGCCGATGTATGATCCCGGCGTGACCCGTGAAATCGTCACAGCAGGCGGCAACCCAATGCCGTGGCCTACCGTCAATGACACCGCTGTAACGGCTGGCGCGCATACGGAAGGCGCAACACTGACGGATGACGGCGGCAAGGACGTGACCTTTGGCACGAAGCAGCTTGATGCTTATGCCTTTGACACGGAATGGCTGCGCATCTCGAAAGAGTTGATGGATGACAGCTTCCTTGCTGTTGAAGCACTGATCGGCACCTTGCTTGGTGAACGCCTTGGTCGGATTGCAAACCTGCAACTGACCACTGGTACAGGTTCTTCTGCACCGAACGGCATTGTGACCGCTTCTGGTCTTGGCGTCACGGCGGCTGCGACGGCGGCAATCACGGCTGATGAAATCATCGACCTTGAGCACTCCGTTGATCCGGCATACCGCACAAACCCCGGCTGCGCATTCATGATGAATGACGCAACGCTGAAAGCGGTCCGCAAGCTGAAAGACGGCGACGGAAACTATCTCTGGCAGATGGGCAACGTGCAAGCTGGCGTGCCCGCAAGCCTTCTGGGCCGTCGCATCGTTGTCAACCAGCAGATGGATTCCTTGGCCGCTGCCAAGAAAGTCATGCTGTTTGGTGACATGCAGAAATACTTTGTCCGCAAGGTCGGTCAGCCGCTTATCGGCGCGATTTCTGACAAGGATTTCTGGCCGGGTGTTGGCGTTGCCGGGTATATTCGCTTTGACGGCGAACTGTCCGACACCGCAGCGGTCAAGCACCTGATCACCGCAGCATCGTAAGCGGTTTAGCGATGGGCCGGGAAGCTGGCCCATTTCATAAGCCACTAGGAGGGCAGGAATATGAAAGTCGAACTCTTGATCGCACGGGCGCACGCTGACGGCGCGCAAAATCGGGGCGATATTGTTGAGGTTTCAGAAGGTGAAGCCAAGCGCATGATCGAAGCGGGGCAAGCCGCTCCTGTTCGTGGCTCAAAGCCCGAAAAGGCCGTTTCACGCGCCAAGCCTGAGAAGGCCAGCAAGTGACAGCCGCGCTTGAACTCGTCACAGGTCCGGCAACGGCTTCGCTGACCTTGGCCGAGGTCAAGGCGCAGTTGCGGATTGACAGCGACGACGAAGATACGTTGTTGAGCAATCTCATTCACGTTGCCGAAGCGCATGTTGACGGCTTGGGTGATCTGGGTCGCGCGATGATTACGCAGACTTGGGCGCAGTATGAAAATCAGTCGCCCGGTTGGGTTCGGCTGCATATGACGCCTGTGCAATCACTCACGTCTGTTGAGTATTACGACGCAACCGGAACTTTACAGACGGCAACGCTTTCTGACTTCGAGTTGTGGCGCGATGGCGACCACATGATTTGCAAGCCGAAGGATGGGGCGCAATGGCCGCAGGCTGACACGCGACCGGATGCGGTGAAGATCACATACGTTGCAGGCTTTGGTGACGCATCTACTGACATTCCAGAAAGCATCCGGCAGGCGATGCTGATGCTTATTGCGCACCTGTATGAAAACCGGGAAGCGGCAACGGAAGCAAAACTCATGTCAACGCCGATGGGCTATGACATGCTGATGAACAATCAACGGGTCGGGTGGTACGGATGAAAGCCAAGCTAATCAAAGACTACAACGGCATTGGTCGCAAAAAGGGCGATCTGGTAGACTGCACGCAAGCTGAGTTTGAAAGCATGGTTGCGCGTGGCTACGTTGCTGACCCGAACGCCAAGCCTTCGAAGGGCAAAGACGATGGCGCAAGCGGGTAAATTCCGCGAACGGGTCACGTTTCAAAGCCTGACCAATTCGAGCGGCACGACTGATAAGTACGGCAACGCGCTTGATAGTTGGGGTAACGACCTTGAGCGGTGGGCCGATGTGGTTGTGCGCACGGGCCGTGAGCGCGTCACAGGAGGCGCTGTCGCTGGTGTAAACGTAGCAACGGTGCGGGTTCGGTCGGACAGCGCGACCAGCCAGATCGGCAACGATTGGCGCGTGCTCATGCGCGGCAAGTATTGGAACATCACAAGCGATCCGGCGCAGACCACACGGCAAGGCGCGGTGCTGGAAATCGTGGCAGAAACAGGAACGGCGGCGTGAAAATCACGGGCGACAAGAAATTGCGCGCACAGTTTGTGGCTTTGCCTGTCAAGTCGCAGCACCGGATTGCGCAGGCGGTCAAGCGCGGCACCGAAGAAGGCGCGCGGGTCGCGCGGGCGCTGGCACCTATCCGCGAAGGCTACACCAAAGGCGACATATTCACGCTCTACGACCCAGACGGGATGCGCGGCTCTGTTGAAGCCGCAGGGCCGACGAAGGACGAACAAATCCGGGCACGGTCGATTGAACACGGGCGCAAGAACGGTCAACGCGGGACAACCGCGCCGCAGCCGTACATCCAGCCCGCGCAAGCCTTTGTCGGGCGCAAATTCGGGCGGTCGATTAAGCGGGCGGTCAATCGGGCATTGAAGGACGCGACAAGTGGCTGATGGTTACGCACTCGCAACGCAGGTTGCCATCGTCGCGGCGTTAAAAGCTGACGCGGGCGTGACGGCGCTTGTCGGGCAGCGCATCTATGACGAACCGCCAGCGGGCGTGACGTTTCCGTACATCCATTTCAGCAGCGTAGAGCCTGCCGCGTGGGACACGACCTGCACTCAGGGGGCTACGGTCCAGATCGGTCTGCAAGCGCACTCACGGGACACACAGGGGCGCGTAAAGGCTACGCAGGTAGCCGAGGCAGTACAGGCGGCGCTACATCGCAATGAAGGCGCGTTGACGGTTGAAGGTTTCAACTTGATTGAGATGATTTTTCAGACTTACGTTGTGGATCGTGACGCCGAAGGGCGCGGTTATACAACCCGAATGGCGTTTCAAGCATTGCTTGAGACACCCGCCTAAATCCGCACCTTGGGCAAGTGCTGACAGGAACGCTGTGAAGCGTACCAATCCCTAGAAGGAGCCTAATCATGGCAAAGCAACTGGGCCGGGAACTTCTGGTCAAAATTGGTGACGGTGAAGCGTCCGAGGCGTTTTCCAACCTTTGCGGTCTGAACAGTAAATCGTTCACCATCAACAATAGCAGTATTGACGTTACTACACCGGACTGCGCCACACCGGGCGGCGTTCTGTGGACTGAAACTCTTGCAGGAACAAAGAGCATTTCTGTTTCTGGCGATGGTTACTTTGAGGACAGCACGGCAGAAGCGCGGATGAATACCGTTGCAATGGCTGCGGATAACAAGTGCAACTTTGAAATTGTCATCCCTGACTTCGGCACATTTGCTGGTGCGTTCCGCATTGAAACTGCGGACTATGGTGGCGAGACAGAAGGCGGCGTGACCTATTCTCTTTCCCTTGCCAGCACTGGCGCTGTGACCTTCACCGCTGCATGACCATAACGGCGGAAAGCCCGCGCGGTGGCCTTGTCGAAGAACTAGGCGAGGCCACGCATACTTTCATCCTGCGAAACCGTGAAATTGAGCGGTTCGAGGACAAGCACCGGGGCATCTTTGACCTTTGGGATGGGTTCTACCGTGGCGGCACTAAGCCAACGTCTAAAGAAGTCCGCGACTTGCTGGCCTTGGCGCTTGTTGGCGGTGGCCTGAAAGATGCGCAAGCTGACAAGGTTTTGTCCGACTGTACACCGGGCGATCTGTTGCGGCTCTATGAAATTGCACGGGCCGTTTTGGGCATAGCCTTTATGCCTGACTTTGATGAAAATCCTGAGCCTAAAAAAAAAGCGGCAAAGCCCCAAGCAGATTAAACGTCCGTAGCATGATCAAAAACGGGATCGTCATTGGCCTAAAGCCTGACGAAATCCGCGACATGCTACCGCGCGATGTGTGGCTTTGCTTTGAAGGCTGGAATGAAGCGCACGAAGGGCCAAAGCCCGGCGCTAACGCCATGTCGAAAGAAGAATACCGAGATCTTGTGAGGCGCGTAGATGGCGATTAGTGCAGAAGAACTGAACATCATTCTGCAAGTGCGGGATCAGCAAATGATCCGCGCGCTAAAGCAGAACGAGCGCCGTATTCAGCAATTCTCGAAAAAGACAAACACCAATCTTGGCAAGTCAACCAAGGCGTTCAAGGCGCTGGCGGCATCTGCCGTTGCGTTGACGCCTATTCTTGCTGGCACGTTCGGCGTTCAAGCCATCCGAGGCGCAGCACGGCAGGCAAAGGAAATTCAAAACCTTTCCAACCTTGCCGGGGTAACTGCGGAGGAATTTCAAAAGCTATCAGTTGCGGCTGATACGGTCGGATTTTCACAGGAAAAAGTCGCGGACATCTTCAAGGATGTAAACGACAAATTCGGTGATTTCATGGCGACCGGGGCGGGGCCGCTCAAAGACTTCTTTGAGAACATCGCGCCGCTTGTCGGAGTGACAGCCGAGCAATTCGCCAACCTGTCAGGGCCGCAAGCCTTGCAGCTTTACGTCGAAAGCCTCGAGCGCGCGGGCGTGTCTCAACAGCAGATGACCTTCTATATGGAGGCGCTTGCTAACGACGCGACGAACCTTATTCCGTTGCTCAAAAACGGCGGCGAGGAAATGCGCCGTTTGGGTGACGAAGCGCAACGCGCGGGCCGTATTCTTGGCAATGACGCGGTCGAAGCCGGGGCGCGT